CCTCGCCCTTATCATCTGCAAAGTAAGCACTATCAAAGCCCCCTGAATCGTGACCACCAGAGAACTGCCCAACGAGATATTTTATTTTTAACTTTGTGAAAGTATCTTTAAGTTGAGTTAAAATATCTTTTACATATTTTTTATCGGCCTCAGTTGTTAAGATATTTAATTCAGTCACAGCTCTAAAATCGCTGTCACTTTTTGTTTTTACTTCTTTTACTAATTGTAGCGTACTCATTTTCACTCCTTTGTTTGTTTAAGTGATTATCCGTGTATTTAGTATACCCATACAAACTTAATTAAGTTTGGGATTTTGGATAACCACGAATTGACAAATCGCATTATTCGTCAAAGTTGTCAAAATAATAATTGACAAAAATAATAAGTCATTGATTTTATTAGTAAAAAAGTTATTTGTTGACACTTTTTTAAAATTTCTGTAAGATTTGATTGTAAAAGTGTTTCGGCATTTTTGCGTCCTTTCTTGCTAGGGGTAGGTAAAACTGCCCCTAGTTAAAATCAATCAAAACCAAGCCCCGTGAGCCGTGATTGTATACCCGTTTGGAACGGGTACACTTCCAATGCCCTTAACGAGAAAATCAAGGAAAACGCTACACGGAACACGGAACACGGCTCAAGTTGTTAATTTATACGGCTTTCCTAATTTCTGGGAATTAGTCAACACTTTCGGAAAAAATGAGCCAATGTTTACGCCAATTTTCCTAAAACTAGCCCTCTATAGCAATTTGTATACAAAAAAAATAAAAAAAATATTTCTTAAAGGTGGAAAATAGGTCAACTTTCAGGAAAAATGCCAAATTAGATATATAAAACAATGAGATAAAAATTCCGAAAGTATTGACTAAATCGGAATTTATTTGTCAAACTGGGAAAATATCAATATAATCAAGGGTTATTTATTCCGAAAGTATTGACTAAATCGGAATAATGAGTAATAGCAACAGTTTTAGAAATATAGTAAACATATATTTACTAAACGGAAGGCAAATTATAAGAAAAAAATAAAAAAAATATTTATCTGTATATAGATTGCTATATAGAAAAGGGATAAAATTCTTTATGCCCCAAAAGAAAAATGTTTTAAAAACCACTAATGATTTAACAGCTAAACAAAGAAAATTTGTTGATATTTATGTTAGTAATTGGGGCAATATTAGTAAAGCTGACGCTTGTATACAAGCTGGTTATACTACTATGGACGGAAAAAAGCCGTATGAAACGGCAAGTAAGTTAACAAACCCAGAATTAAATCCTCATGTTGTAAGATATTTAGAAAAAAGATTATCGCAAGAAAAATATAACTATGACAACGATAAATTACGTTCTTATAAAAGTTTAGAAAAATTACGAAATAAAGCTGAAGAAAAAAATCAATTAAATACTGCTGTTCAATCTGAATTTCGTATGGGGCAGTTAGCAGGTTTTTATGTTGCTAAAAGTGAGGTTTCCCATGTTGGATTAGAGGGTATGAGCCGTGAGCAATTAGAAAAAAGATTATCGGAATTAGAAAACAAACTTGAAGTTAATAATGCGATTATCGACATTACTGCTGAAACAGAAATTGCAAAATAGCGATTGGAAAACTTTTATTAATATTTTTAATAAAGTTCACAATAGCCATTTATTAAATACTAAATTAGGAATTGTAGCTATAAAAATAAATGACAAAAAGAAAACTAGCAATAAATAAAAAAGCCAAAAGAGAAATAGATAAATTTCCTCTTGTTGAAATTAAATGGCTAGACATAACTAGCGACAGCTCATGGCAAGACATTGATAATTTTTTAAATGTAAAACTACCTATATGTACTACCAAAGGACACTTATTGTCGCAATCAAAGGGCTTAACAAGAGTATTTGGCGACTTTGCCCTAAGTGATGAAAAAACGGGGCAAATTGATGAAATCGCTAACACTACAATTATTCCAAATAGTGTCATCATAGAAATTAAAAAGATTTAATATTATAAAATCTTCCCCCAGAATTTATACTGTGTGTTAATGAAATTAATTGAGACCATAACGGGTTTTTAATACCTATTGGATTAATATTTATTTTGTAATCACAAGCCAAAATTTCCATTATTTGTTCGGCGACATATTTACAAGTATCTTTATTACCATAACCCCATGTATCACAATAACCAATTAATCTTTTTACATCTTTTGAGTAAATAGGCAAAAATCCCCTTTGCATTTTGTTTTTCATTATTTTCTTCCTATCTTTTTTTGCATTGGTAAATATTTTTCTAAATTAAGATTAAAACTATTTGTTTTACTCTTATAGTCTAATGAATTTTCATAATTTTCATAAAAGTTTATTAAAAATTCTATTGCTTTTGGTATGCTTACCGGAACACCACAAGCTGTATTAGATATATTAAACAACCTTTCATATACTTGTAAATTTAATGAAAAGTTTTTTTGGTTTTTCGCTTTGTCTGAACAACCAATATGTATTTTTTTCTTATGCATTTATTTTCCTTTCTGTTTGTTTTAACCATTTATTAATACTGTACTTATTAGCATCAAGTCTTGTGGCCTTATAATTTTTATCAAAATTATTAGTCTTAGTAAAACAAATAATCTTAATAAAATTTTTTAATACAGTTATTAATAAAATTATAAAAATAATTGTAATTGATACCTCATAAATCATTTTATAAATCCCCCCTCAAAACTATTTCTGGGTGTAATTCATAACCTGAGCCGTGATTGTATTCTATTTCGCTTAACCAAAAGTTTTCCTCTGTTGTTTGGTCTTTTATTTCAATTCTAATACAAGTATCTTTTGGGCATTGTTTTAGTTTTTTTATTAAGTCTTTTACTTTCATTCTATTGTCCTTTCTACTTGCTCTATTGTTTTATCTGCACAACCAAAACACCAGAAATTAGAAAAATTAACATTGTGTTTTTCTTCGTATTTTTCAACACTATCCTCATAATCTTCGCAAATATCCGATATGTCTAAAAATCCGTCATCTAAATCGTGTTTAGTTTTGCAAAGTTCGCAAGTGTGTTTCCTTGCGTATATGCCGTCTGTGTCGTCTATACTCTCCTTATCCCATTTGTCTCTTTTATAATAACAATCTTTACAAACTGTGTTTTCTCTCCATGATAAAAAATAATCGTCTGTGTCCTCAATACCCTCATTTTTTAGCATTTCTTCTGTTATGTTGTCGTCATCTTTATAGCATAAATCGCATTGAGCCATTTTATCTTCCTTTCTGTTTTGTTTATAATAAATTTAATTTTTGTTCCGGTAGTTTTTTCAATGGTTCAAGATCTAAATTGTCCCTATATTCATTTAGTTCTTCAAGGTCTAGGTAGGTTTCTTGCATGAAAATAGTATATCCACAATATAAGCATTGGTGGTGTACTGTATCAATGGGCTTATTATCCGTATAACTATTTAAATCATTATCACAATTTAAACATCTTGAATCGTAGCTGTGTCCACTCATTTTTATTGTCCTTTCTTTTTGTTTAGTTTGTATTTAGCAAAAAAACCAACGGCTATTCCAATTATTCTTTTTGCGTTTTGTTTATTGTCGGTAAATAAATATCTGTTTTTTTCAAAACCAGAATTTAAAAAGTCCGATAATTCTTTATTGTTAAACTTTGCAACAGTCTTGTCCTTATAGTCTATTATATACATTTGTTATCCTTTCTTTTTTGTTTTTCTAATTTCTTCCACCCCAAACTAAAATTATAATATCCGTCATTATCATATTGATAATAATATTCAGTTATTAAATTTGCATAATTTGGAATTGATTTCAATTTGTTATATGCAGAATTTGGCGTTGTTGCTTTAACATCTATTCTAAAATTGTCTTTAGTTTGAAAGCTAAAGGTTTTCATTGTTTTGTCCTTTCTGTTTCTTCTTTTGTTTTTACAAGTCTATGAATATATTCCGGCATGTTTGTTCTATACTCTTTAAGACGGCACAAGGCCTCTATTCGTGTTTCTTCTGTTGTTTCATCTTCCCATTGTCCACAATAAAAACCTTGAACAGTAAAAAGATATTTAATTAGTTTTGCTTGTTTCATTGTTTTGTCCTTTGGTTTATTTCTTGTTTAACTTTGTCCACTATCTCGGCTCGTGTGTAATCTATGTATTTCTTCGTAAAATAATCGTTATCACTACGAACAGAGGCACAGACTACACCACTTAAATAATGGGTAATATTTATGTAATATTCTTTAAATGTAAAATTAAACTCTTTCATTACGCCGTCTTTCTGTTTTCTTCCCCATTTAATATTTGGTTTGCAACATTTTCAACAGCATACCAAGCCAGAAGATTTTTGAATTGCGTTAATGAACCAACATCTTTTGAGCCATTAAAAGACGCAATATATTCAGGAATACTATTAAAACCGAAATCTACTTGTTCATCATAAAGCATTTCCCAAATTTCTTCTTCAAATTTATCATAAAACTTATTTGTATCTTCATAATAAATTAAAGATGGAACGCAACCATTTACGCAACCATGTTTTATTACTTCTTCAAGATTGATTGAGCCGTCTTTTACTTCTTTTAAAACCCAATCCTTAACTGTTTCTTTTGTCATTTTATCGTCCTTTATTGTTTGTTTAGTGATAGTTTTAATAACTATCCCAATGCTCTAAAAAGAGCATTGAGTTAATTATTCATTAATCATTTTTATAATGCAAAAGCCAAACAACACTATTACAAATGCTATTGAGGCCACAAAAAACCAAAGCATATTTTTATCCTTTCTTTTTAGTTAATAATATTAAGCCAAGCAATTTTATTATTCGTGCCAATTTCAATTTCGTGTAAATATCTAATATCATCAGAAACTGACCTTTTGCCAATTTTGCCGTCTGATATATCAATTTCAAAATTGGCCTCATCTGGTAAATTTTTAATCAATTCTTTTATGTGTTTAATTTTGATTTTTTTCATCTTTTAATCCTTTGTTAATTAACTTTTGTGCAATTTTTAATTGTTTATCACTTAAACAATCTAAAATATAAAGCATTACAGGCCATTGATTATCTATGTTTTGCAAATTTCGATAAGAAACATCAAGATTATTTTTTGCAACAAAATTATCTTCTTTAATGTTCCACTCTTTTGATAAATCAACATTGTTGATTATCCAATGTCTTGCCTCTGTGCCGTCTTTACAATCAACAACAAATCTTTCTGCGTCTTGATTGTTTGTCATTATATATTTAGTCATTTTTTAGTCCTTTTTTTATTATTGATAAGAATACCCTTAAACTGTGTGTTTTTATAAGTAAATATTTAATGAACACAATTCTGCCATAATTGACAAAATAAAAGATAATAAAAACAATTGTTTAATTCGTGGATATAAAATACAATTACAGGTTGTATTAACTTAATTAAATTAGCATGAGCAGAAAGCCAGAGACTACATTTTCAAGAAGAATTAGAGACCTAAAAAAACTCAATAAAAACTATTATTTTCAATCGATTGAGAGCATGACAAGCAGAGGAATTGCTGACCTCTTTACTGTGATAAAAGGCCGTTCTTTCTGGCTAGAAATCAAGGTTAATCACGGCAAGAAAGTGAGCAAAAATATTGGATTGAGTAAGTACCAACAAGCATGGCAATTAGTTTTGAATAAACATGGGGGACATTGTTTTAACTTACTCTTGGTACCCACGCAGAGAGTGGCCAAAACTTATAGGATTGAGCCGTCAGGCCTGAGGGAAATCGCCACGCACCCAGACACAGAACTTGGTTTGTGTCAGGCACTTGAACACATGGCAGGAATAGTTCGCACTAGTCGCAGTTAAGTTCCGATAACTCTCTATTATCACCACCCGTTTGACCTTGTGCCGTGAGGGTATAGGCACGGCTCAGTCTACAAGGCTCATTAATCGATTGACCTTATGCTTTTTTATTTGCCTTATTTTTGCCACAATCAGCAATTTTTTTTGATTTTACAGAGACGTGCTTGAGCAGGATTCATAAACGTAGTAGGGTAAGAATTACAATGGATGTATTAAAGGGACCCGTAGAAAAAGACCTATTAACTCTTGAAGAGCTTCGTAACGAAGTAGAAAAGAAATGGATTAAACACATAAAGTTGTGCCAGGACAATTTTCTATATTTTGTTCAGGAGGTTTGGCCTGATATCATTATGCGAAAAGAAAAGGACCCAACTAAATATGGGCACCATCAGATAATGGCGTCAGAGTTCACTAAGATAGCTTCACAGAAAAAAGGGAGGCTCATAGTAAATATGCCCCCACGTCATACTAAGTCTGAGTTTGCTTCTGTTTTCTTTCCAGCATGGATGATAGGGAAGTTCCCCAAATTAAAATTAATGCAAGTTACACACAATGCTGAATTATCTTCTAGATTTGGTGCAAAGATTAGAAACTTAATAGATTCAAAAGAATATAAACAAATTTTTGGTGATGTAAGATTACGAGAAGATTCTAAAGCAAAAGGTAGATGGGAAACTAATCATGGTGGTGAATACTTTGCTGCTGGTGTTGGTGGAGCAATTACAGGTCGTGGTGCGGATTTGTTGATTATTGATGATCCACACACGGAACAAGACTCATTATCTAAAAATGCAATGGAAAGGACCCATGAATGGTATTCATCAGGACCCAGACAACGTTTGCAACCAGGAGGGTCCATTGTATTAGTTATGACTCGTTGGGCAGAGAATGACTTAACAGGGATGTTAATAAAAGGACAAAAAGAAAATAAAGCGGATAAGTGGAAAGTAATATCTTTCCCAGCCATACTATCAAGTGGGGATCCATTGTGGCCAGAGTATTGGACACTAGAAGAATTAGAAAGAGTTAAAGCAACCATTCCAGTTCGTAACTGGTCGTCTCAATATATGCAGGACCCAACTTCAGAAGAGGGTGCAATTATTAAACGTGAATGGTGGAGACCGTGGAAAAAATCGAACCTACCAAATCTTATGCATGTAATACAAAGTTATGATACTGCATTTAGTAAAAAGGAAACCGCAGATTATTCTGCTATTACAACTTGGGGTGTATTCTATCCGCAAGAAGGTGGGCCCGCTAATATGGTTTTGTTAGATGCTATGAAAGGTAAATATGATTTTCCAGAACTTAAAGCTGTTGCATTAGATCAGTATAAATACTGGGAACCTGAAACAGTTATTATTGAAGCGAAAGCTTCTGGTGAGCCTTTAACCCAAGAGTTTAGACGCATGGGTATTCCTGTTATTCCCTTCACACCATCAAGAGGAAAAGATAAATACACTAGAGTTAATGCGTGTGCACCTATATTTGAATCAGGTACTATTTGGTATCCAGAAGGAGAACATTTTGCAGAAGAAGTAATTGAGGAATGTGCAGCGTTTCCACATGGTGAATATGATGACTATGTTGATAGTATGACTCAGGCTGTGTTAAGATATAGACAGGGCAGCTTTATTGAAACAAGTTCTGATTATAGGGACACGTCAGATAGACCTGTTAAAGAATATAAATATTATTGATATGAAAAAAATTCAAAAAGCTTATACTGGTAGAGCTGTAAGACAACCTACAGAAACAGATACTGAATTTGAAATTAGACATGAATATCACACACCATTTAAAGGACCCCAAAAAGCAAGCCTAGGTGCTTTAATTGGAATTGGTGCAGATAATCTTTTAAAAAAATCTGAAACAGCTAGAAGCCTTACAAAAAATTTAGGTATTGGTGGAAACCTTTTAGGTTCTTATTATGATAAAAAAGCTGATACTAGGGATAAGACAACAGGTTCCGAACAAACAAAACAAATAACAGCAAAACGAATGGGTGGCATGATCCGTGGTGGTAGAGCCGAGATCAAAGGAACACGCCCCGCTAAACTAACATAGGAGATAATATGCCGAAAGAAAAATTAAATAAATTTATGAAAGAAAGATCAGGTGCTGCAGTAACACAAAAAGAAGCAGACAGATTAAAAAAAGTATCAAGAGCTGCAACTACTGGAGCGGCAGCAGAAGCAATGTCGTCAGATGCAATGAAAAATATTTCAGGAGCTGGAATCAGTGATGCTGAAAGAGATAGATTAAAAAAAGTATCAAGATCTGGGGTTGCTGGATCAGTAGGAGAAGCTATGGGAGCTTCAGTTACCGATGCTGAAAGAGATAGATTAAAAGATGCTATGCCTGATTATGCAGAAGGCGGAGAAGTCGTAATGGGTAAAGGAAAAGATTATATAAAAGATTTACTGTAATGGCTGATAAGAAAAAAACAAAACAAAAAAAAGATTCTTACACAAGTCGTAATGAATTCAAACCAGGATTCTACGACCAAAAAGATAAACCACCTATAACACCAGAAACCTATTATGGTACAGCAAGTGGTAAAACAAGTTTTGAATCACCAATCGTAGATCCAGATACATCTATGATGATGAATAGAAAAAAAGGTGGAATGACTAAAGGTCAAAAAAAAGTTGGTCAAGTCATGAGAGAATTTAAAGCAGGTAAATTACACTCAGGGAAAAAAGGACCCGTTGTAAAAAATCCTAAACAAGCAATCGCTATTGCATTATCAGAAGCTAGAATGACTAAACCTAAAAAAATGTCTGGTGGTGGTGATGCACAAGGACCTTTCTTACAAGGCGTTACACCTGAAATTGAAAGATCAGCAGAAGGAGCCGAAGGTTCACAAGCAAGAATAGAAAGAGATAAAGCAAAAATAACTGCACACACTAAAGCTGGAAACATTGGTATAGGTAGAACTGAATCAAAAATTTACCAAGGATCTGGTACACCGGAACTTAAACAAAGAGAAGATAAAATATCTTATGATAAAAATTTTAATGTTAATGATTCAACAGATGTTCTTCTATATGGAGAAAAAGGAAGATCAAAATCTGAATATTCAGGTTATGGAGAAACAAAAAAATCACAAGGAACTTTTAGAATAGGTGCAAAAGCAACAATGAAATTTGAAAAAGGTGGCTCTGTAGAAATTGGTAAAGGTAAAGATTACATTAAAGACTTATTATAATGCCAAAAAATTTTAAAGTTAAAAAAGCATTTGTTGGTTCTTTAATACAAAAAATTTTTAATCAATTAGGAGCGACAGGGAAAAGAGACTTACCAGAACAATATTACAATATGAATTTCACTGCACCGCAAGTAAAAGCTATGGGTGTTCCTCAAGTTGAGGGATTAGATATAAACGTTATGGATGCTAGTAAAGTTAAAACAATGAAGATTGGTGGATCTGTAGAGATTGGAAAAGGCAAGGATTACATCAAGGATTTACTATAAGATATAGTCCTTATTACTATTGCATGGTAAAATAATCCTGTTATAACAACAAGGAGATAGTATCATGAAAAAATCATTAAGAAATCTAGCAAAGGTTGCGGCAGGTTTAGGCGCTGCATATGCTTTGACTAAGATGGGTAAAACTGAAACATCAGAAGCGGATAGCTTAAGAATGCAAAATCAAGCTGATCAGGAAGATGCTTCAAGAGCAGCATTTGCAAAAAAAAATGCAAGAATATCAGACGCACAAAGAATGTCTAATCAAGCAGCACAAGAAGATGCTTCAAGAGCAGCATTCGCGAATGCAAGTAAAACAAGTAGTCCAACAACTTTAAATCCTAAGACAGGTATTTATGGAGAACCCGGTTCATTAGAAGGTTTTAAAGCTTCAGAAGAAGCTAGAAGAGCTAAAATTTTTGGAACAGGAACAAGAGAAATAGATCCAGGTAGTCCTAAAGCAAAACTAGCTGCAAGATTAAATAGATCTAAAGGTGGATCTGTAATAGCAAGAGGAAACAAATTAGCAAGAAGTAAACCGACTAAACTTTTTTAATGGCTGAAGTCGACAAAAACAATGAACTCCCACAAGAGGAAGTTGTTGAAAACGAAATTGATATAGAGTTACCACCTGAAGAAGGTGTTGTAGAGGAAGCAGCAGAAGCTGTTTCTGATGAGTTAGACTTTTATAAAAATTTAGCTGAGGATATGGATGAAAGATCTTTAGCTCGTTTGTCGTCACAATTAATTTCTGATTATAAAAAAGATAGAGTCTCGAGAGCAGATTGGGAACAAACCTATGTTCAAGGATTAGATCTTTTAGGATTTAAATACAGAGATCAAACTAGACCCTTTCAAGGAGCAACGGGTGTTACACATCCTTTACTTGCAGAGTCAGTTACACAATTTCAAGCACAAGCCTATAAAGAATTATTACCATCTGAAGGTCCTGTAAGAACACAAGTTGTAGGATTAGAAACACCAGAAATTTTACAACAAGCAGAACGTGTAAAAGATTTTATGAATTACATGTTGATGGAAGAAATGGAAGAGTACACTCCAGACTTTGATCAATTATTATTTTATTTACCTTTATCAGGATCTTCTTTTAAAA